ATACGACGAGCCGCTATGCGGCCTATGCCATCGGCCGGCAGAATGGCTGGCTCTCGGCCAATGACATCCGGGAGCTGGAGAACATGAATCCGATCGAGGGGGGCGATGAGTATTTCATGCCCCTGAACCTGCTCCCGATGCGCTCCAACGGCCAGCTCCATCTATCGGATCGCATGGCATTGCTGCGGGCCACCTGGTCGGAGACAGTACCCGTGGCCGCGGACACGAAGGCGCTGCTCCCCGATCGCCGGCAGCGCTCCATGGATGCCCGCAAGCGCCTCCGCAGCGCCTACCACGAGCTCTTCCTGGATACCGCCGGCCGGATCATCCGCCGCGAAGTCAACGACATCGCCGGCAAGGCCAAGAGCCTGTTGGCGGCCCGCAATGCTGCCGAGCTTAGCCTGTGGCTGGACATCTTCTATGAGGACCACCGGGACTTTGTCCAGCGCCACATGCGGCCGGTCTTCCGCTCCTACGGGGAATCGGTGGCGGCCGAGGCCGCGGATGAGATCGGGGCGGATCCGCTCACCGAAGAGCAGCTGGACAGCCTGGCTGCGCAATATGCCGATGAATTCGCCGCCCACCATATCGGGATCGGCCTCACCGAGATCCGCAACGTGATCCAGCGGGCCAACCAGGAGGGCGTGGATCCGCTAGAAGCGCTGCAGGAGCTCCTGGCCGAATGGGAGGAGTCCCGCCCCGTGGCGATCGCCGACATTGAAGTCGTGCGCTCGGGCAACTGGATGGCGGTCGGCCTGTATGTGGCCGCGGGCGTCACGATCCTGCGCTGGCATGCGTTCGGCAAGAGCTGCCCCTATTGCAGCAGACTGCACGGCCGGCAGGTTGGGATCCAGCAGAACTTCATCGGCGCCGGCGAAGACTTCCTGCCGGACGGCGACGGAGAAGCCCTCACGCCCAAGCACGACATACACCACCCGCCGGCGCACCGGGGCTGTGACTGCATGATCCTGGCGGGGAGCTGAGGAGGAAGACATGGCAGCCATGAAGCTGCACCACACGGAAACTTCGGAGGCTTCCTGGGATGGGCCGGCCAATGAGGCCCGCCTGCGAACCGATGAGAGCGAGAGCTACTACCGGAAAGCCTTCGCCTGGCAGGATCCGGATGGCGATCCCGCGACCAAGACCGCCTATCGCTTCATCCACCACTATGTGAGCGATGGCGGCCACATCCACGACGCCTCCACCGTGGCCTGCATGACCGGCATCGGCGTGCTCAACGGTGGCCGGGGCGGCACGACTATTCCCTCCAGCGATCGCCAGGCCACATATGACCATCTGGCGGCGCATTTGAAGGATGCCGAGATCGAGCCGCCCGATCTGCGGACCGGCGGGATGCCGACCCGCGAGGAGCGCACCATCCCCTTCCAGGAGCTCCGGGTGGAGCGCCGCAACGGCGACAGTCCGGTGATCGTCGGCTATGCGGCGGTTTTCGATGTGCTGAGCGTGGAGCTGTGGGGCTTCTTCGAGAAGGTGAAGCCCGGCGCCTTCAGCAAGACCATCGGGGAATCCGATGTCCGCTCGCTCTGGAACCACAACTCGGACATGGTGCTCGGCCGCACCAAGAGCGGCACGCTGCAGCTCAAAGAAGACGAGATCGGGCTGCGGATCGAAGTGCAGCCGCCCGACGCGCAATGGGCCCGTGACGCGGTGGTGACGATCGAACGCGGCGATGTGGACCAGATGAGCTTCGGCTTCAACACGGTGCGGGACCGCTGGTATCAGGAGGAAGGTGGCGGTGGCCGTCTCATTCGCGAGCTGCTGGAGGTCCGGCTGTTCGATGTCTCGCCAGTGACCTACCCGGCATATCCGGACACCACCGTGCAAGTGAGAGAGATGCTGGGGGCCGACTGGCCGACCTTCGCGCAGGCGCTGGAGCGCCTGGAGCGGGGCCAGGCCACGGCCGCCGATTTCAGGATGTTGGATCAGGCCACCACGGCCATCCGTTCACAGATGGGCAAAGACACCGCCGCGCCGGTCGAGGGCGACCACCCGGCGGATCCGGCCCCGCGGGCGACCACGGAGGCGCAGGCGCAAGCCGCGCACCGCCGGCGCCAGCTGGAGCTTGAGAGGATCCGGTAAGCGAACACATCACGAGGAGGCAATAGGACATGAAGAAGAACGCAAGGGAGCTGCGTGACGAGCGCGCCCAGCTCATCGAGCAGGCGACCACCCTCAATGAGGCGGTCGAGGCCGAGGGGCGCGACTTCACGCAGGAGGAGCAGCTCCGCTACGACCAGCTGCTCCAGAATGCCGCAGGCCTGCTGAAGCGGGCCGAGCGGGACGAGGACCTGAAGGGTCTCCAGGGATCTCTGGTCACCCGCCAGGCGCCCGCCCAGCTCAAGATCGGCCGCGGCGACAGCGAGATCCGGGCCTGGGCCCACTTCTTCCGCAAGGGAGACCTGGGAGCGGTCTCGGGACTCACCGAGGAAGACGAAGACGGCAAGGGCCCGGTGGTCCAGGTCCCGACCGGCCTGGCGCTGCGTGCGGTGGAAATGCGCGCGGTCGACAGCACGATGAACATCACGACCGCGGCCGATGGCGCCGCGTCGGTTCCCACCGGATTCTCAGGTGCCATCGCACTGAGGCGCAATGAGATCCGGCTGGCCGAGCGGCTGGGTATCCGCATGGTGCCCGGCAAGGGCACCACGGTCAAGTACCCGTTCGAGAACGCCGATCCATCGGTCTTCGCTGCCACGTCGGAGCAGGCGGACGACGGCTCGACCAACAACTATCAGCGAGATGTTGCTCCGGTCATGGCCAACAAGGACTTCACGTTGGCCAAGAAGACCAAGAAGCTCTGGTTGACCGAGGAGCTTCTGGACGACGAGGACATCAACCTGATGGCCGCCATCGCCGACACCATCGGCCGGGCGCTCGGCATGACGCACAACAGCCTGCTGATCACCGAAGTGGCCGCCAATGGATCGGTGCTGAAGACTTTCGCCTCCGCCACGGCGATCGCCGCCGGCGAGATCGAAGACATCGTGTACGGCGACACGGTGGGTTTCTACTTCGACGACGGGGGCTCGATCCACTGGGTCACCCGGCCGGCGACCTACGGCAACGTCAAGTCGATCACCGGCAACCCGCGCATGTACGGGGCGGATCCGCAGGATGGGCCCGCCGCCGGTGCGCCGCGGGCGCTGGAGGGTTTCCCGGTCCACTGGAGCCTGTATCCGGCCGCCACCGCCGCCAGTGCCAAGGACATCTACTTCGGCAACTGGAACTTCGTCGGCATGCGTGAGGAGCCGGCGCTGCGCTTCATCCGGGATCCGTTCAGCGTGGACGGCATCGTGGTGCTGAAGTACAGCTTCCGCACCGTCTACGGGGTGCTGATCGCCGGCGCGGTGGGCTATGGAGTGCATCCGAGCGCCTAGTGCGTGATGTCCTGGTCTTCACGCCCTATTTGCACCAGGTGGAGCCCAGGACGCTCGAGGCGCTCACCAGGCTGGAGTGGGAGGGCTCGCTCTCCCTCCTGCTCCAGCGGGATAACCCGTATGGCGAGGACCGCGTGCGCAATCATCTGCACCAGTACCAGCAGGGCCGGAAGGCGTTCCTGGCGGGGAGGCATGAGGCCATGCTCGTGATCGAGGCCGATGTGCTCCCGCCGCCAGATACGCTGCGTCGCTTGGATGCGCTGGACTGCGATCTGGCGTATGGCTGCGTGGCCTTCCGCAGCGGTCCGCCGCACGTCGCCAATGTGCTCGAGCGCTATCCGGGCCAGGCCAGGAACATCGGGGAGAGTATCTCCCTGCGACCGAACCTATGGGATGAGGCCCTCAAGGTGGGCACCATCGAATGCAGCGGCAGCGGCCTGGCCTGCGTGCTCATCCGGCGGCATGTCCTGGAAGCTCTCGATTTCCGGGAGGTCGAGGATGGATTCGGTGTCTACTGCGATCTGCAGTGGACCCGGGAGGCCTACGCGGCCGGCTACGGCATGAAGGCGGACATGGGTGTCATGTGCGGGCACATCGATGCCGGCGGCGCCGTGCTCTGGCCGGAGGTCGTGGCGTGAGCGAGATCCGTGTGCTGGTGCTGGGCGCGCTGGGGATGCTCGGGCACCGTCTGGTGCTGTCGCTGCCGGAGTTCGGCTACCGCGTGATCGGGACGGCGCGGCGAGGGCAGATGCTCACCCGCGGGCCTGGAGGGCTCCTGGAGCTGGATGCGATTGATCAGCAGGAGCTCTTCGAAGTGCTGGATCGAGCCCGCCCGCATGCGGTAGTGAACTGCATCGGCTGGGTCCGACAGCGGTCAACCGCCGCCGCCTATGCCGAAGCAGTGCACGTGAATGCGGTCTTTCCTCACTGGCTGGACGCGGCCTGCTCCCAGCGCGGCGTCGGCATGATCCACCTGTCCACCGACTGCGCCGACGAGCGGGACTGGTATGGCGTGACGAAGCTGCAGGGTGAAGAGCTGGAGCATGCCGTGGTCATCCGGACCTCTTTCATCGGCCATCAGCTTTTCCACCGTCTGGGGCTGCTGGAATGGCTACTCCAGCAGAAGGGAAGGGTCGACGGATATGCCGGCGTAGTGTGGCACGGCCTGACGACCAACGAGCTGGCGGTCGTGATCGGCCGTTATCTGATCCCG